AGATAATTTATCTTATGAACCTGCAAAAAATTGGGATATGGATGAAGATGAAGAAGGGAACAGAGGTTTTGTTCAGATTTGTGACGAATTGATTTCTCTTAGAGGAACACCAGAACAGATTGATTTAGTAGCTATAGATACACTTGATGAATTGGTAGAAGTAGCAACTCAACAAGTATTTGAAGAACATAGAGATGAAAAAATGAAATATCCTAAGAGTTTAAATGAAGCTCTTGGAGGATATGGAGCAGGACATAGAAGAGTATCAAAAATTATTGATGATCAGCTTCAAAGATTAAATGATGCAGGAATGGCGGTATTTGTGATTGCTCATACAAAAGTTAAAGAAATGACAGACCCTCTAACTGGAGATCCTTATGAAATGATTACTAACAACCTTGATTCTCGTTTTTATGGACCTATTGCTAATAAAGCTCAAATGGTTGTAAATATTGTTATAGATAGAAAAATTTCAGGTGTTGGAACAGAAAAGAAGAAGGTAAAAGATAAAGAAATCGAAGTTATTACAGCAGGTAAACAAACAGCTCTTGAAAGAGTTATGTATTTTAGAGAAAATCTGTTTGTGGATGCAGGTGGACGTTTTAAAGGACTTCCTGAAAAACTTCCTTTATCTGCGGAAAACTTTATGGCTGCTTTTGAAATTGGAGTAAAGAATAGTATGGGTTCTTCTGCGGATAGTTATAATATTGAGAAACAGAAAGAAGAAGAACAACAGAAAAATGTTGAAGCAGGTATAAAACTACATAAAAAAGAACAAAAAAATAAAAAAAATGAGCTTGCAAGACAGATTCAAGAAGCATTAGGTTCAGGTCCATCACAAGAAGTTATTGCTGAAGTGACAAAAAAAATTAAATCTTATAAGATTAAAGGGTTTGATGAAGAAAACTTAGAATCTGTTGATATTGAAAAACTTGAAGATATTTTAAGTATTTTAGCATAATATACAGAAAGGAGTTTTAATAATGAATACTGAAGAAAAAAATGAAATTATTGAAACTCCTTCTTCTGCTTTTTCTGATTTATCTGATGATTTAAAACAAGAAATAGAAGAACTTGCAGAAGAATGGAAACAAAAAAAAACAAGTGGAGCGAAAAAAGATTTTACAGATTATGTAAAAACGAGATATGCGGATAATCATAGAGCTTATGAATATTTTGCATGTTTAAAAACTTGCAGAAAAGATCAGCCTATGAAATCAACACAAAAAGCAAAACATCCTGAGGCTATAGCCAAAGAAGAATTTGCAGAACTTTTAAGATATTTTATAAAAAAATATTTTAAACATAATTGTTGTATAGATCAAAATAGTAAAATATTTTTATTAGATGCTCACTATAATCTTCCTCCTTATTTTTGGATGAGAATGAATTTAGATGTTCTTCCTAAGATTGTAAAGGAATATAAAAATAAAAATCAGAAAAAAACATTAGAATTACATGCTTGGCAATTAGCTGTCGGCATTATGAAAAAATATGAAACAGAATTAGGAGACAGATTGCAAAAAACTAATTTTGCTGATTTAAGGCATGTTTGTAATACAATTATTCAGTTTTTTAATAAATATATGTTAATAACATATCATGAATTAATGAAAAAAGCAAAACAGCGAGTAATTGATAAGAAAAAAAATGAACAAAAACTGAATGAAGAATTAAATAATAATACTAATGTTAAAATCAAAAAGAGAGGAGGAGGAATAAAAGAAGTCCAATCTGTAGGATTTGATACTAATGGACTTTTATAATGTATGAGCAATAAGACAAAGAATAATAAAACGGTAAAAGAAGCTCAAAAAGAAGCACAAGAAAAAGACAAGAAGCAAAATAATAGCACATACATAGATGGAATAAAAAGCGAATTTTATTCGGATTTAGATATGGCTTTAGACTCTGCAGAAGGTCGTTTGATTGGATGCTTTTGGAATAATCCTCAGCTTTTTGATGATACTGATTTAAAATATGAAGATTTTTATCATAATGTTTGGGGAACTTTATTTTTTATAGGTTATGATTTAAGAGTAAATGAAGGATTAAATAAGTTTGTTGGAGCAGAACAGGCTCTGGATGCTTATTTTTTAAAACATGATAAATGTAAAGCTATTTGGGAAGAAAATGGTGAAATGGCTCTTCAACAAGTCCTTGCAATTGCTGAATGTATGGATGTTGAAAACTACGATTATTATTTACAAGACTTTAAAAAAATGTGTGTGTTATTAAAAATGGTAGATAATAAATTGGCAGTTATTACAAAACAAGATTTACATAGATATTATGGTATGACTCTTGATGATATATATTCGGAATATGAGGCAAAGTTAAATAATATTTTTGCAAATATAGACATGCAAACACAATCTTATAATATTACATATAATATCGAAAAACATATTGAAGAATGGAATGAAGGTAGTGTAATGGGATTAGGATTAGATGGGCTTCCAGGATTTTCTCAAGAGATTGGTGGTATTCCATCATATGGAGTTAGCTTAATCGCAGGAGTTTCTAACTCAGGAAAATCATCTTTAGTTCGTAATACTATCTTCCCAATGATGATTCCTACTATTGAAGAGATACAAGAATATGGGGAATTAGCTTATTATGATAAATGTGTTATATTTCTTAACGAAGAAGATATACAAAAATGGCAAAGAGAAATGATTATATGGGTAATTAATAATAGATTAAATAATGAAATGTCTAAAAATATTATTCGTAATGGTGGTTTTTTAGAAAAAGAAAAACAAAAAAAATTAATTATGGATGCTGTACAGTGGATGAAAGATAATATCCCTGCTAATCATATATTATTAATTCCACTTTTAAAATTTTCTACAAAACATACTATTAAACTGATAAAAAAATATTGTGCATTAGGATATAAAAATTTTATTATAGATACTTTTAAAATGGATAATACAGATGATGCTAAAGTTGATAGCAATACTCGTTTGCAATTAGTTCAAAATATGAATCATCTTTATAATGTTTCTAAAAAAGAAGCAAAGAGTGTTAGAGTAATATGTACAGCACAATTGGCAAAATCTTATACATTACAAAGATATTTATCTCAAGAAAGTTTGGCAGAATCAAAAAATATTATTGATGTATGTGGACTTGGTATTTTTATGAGACGTGTATGGAATGATGAATTAACTGAAGGTCCTCATCAATTACATGTATATAAATATGGTACTGCAAATACAGAAGTTCCTTTATACCCAGATAAAAATTATATTATTTTATTTTGTGCAAAAACTCGTGAGGGTAGTGTAGATACTCAATGTGTTGCAGAGGTAGATTGGTCTAAAAATACTATTAAAGAAATTGGATATACACGAATTAGTCCTGAATAAGAGGTGATAATGTTGTGATTGATATTAATTCCTTGAAAAAGATAATAGTAAAAAAAGATGAAAATATTATTAAATTGCTTGAAGGATTAGGTTGTCACAACTTTAATTATCGAACAAGCAAAAATGGTAGAGAATTAAGATTTGCTTTACCAAATCATAAAAATTCAACTTCTGGAGTTGTATATCTTGATGAAAATTTAGGATGTACTGTGAGAACTCCTGAATATGAATTTCAAGGAAATATTTTTGGATTAATAAAAAAAATAAAAAATATCGAATTTAGTGATGTTTTAATTTGGACTTGTAATAAATTAAATATTTATATAGAAAGAGCAGAGGAGATGTTTCCAAAAATAGAACAGAATATTCCTGCTTTAAATTTTGGAAATAGAATTTTAAAAGTAAAAGAAAAAGCTTTACATAGAACAGATGTAAGAGATTTTGATATGAATTTATTTGAAATAGATTCACATAGATATGTATTTGGACCTTATATTGATCTTGTAAAAGAGGGAATTGGGACACAAGTTCAAGAAAAATTTAAAATTGGATTTGATTTATGGAGTAAAAGAATTTTATATCCTCATAGATATTGGAATGCTGAAAAAACAACAGAAAATGATTTTATTGGATTAATTGGTAGAACTACAAATAAATTTTGGGAAGAATTAGAAATACCTAAATATTTCCCATTAAAGTCTTATGAAAAAAGACATAATTTATATGGGTTATACGAAAATTTAAAAGAAAGAAAACCTGATGGGTTATCTGAATTGCAAAAACATATTTATAGAACTATTAAAGATGATAAATATATAGTTGTTTATGAAGCAGAAAAATCTGTTTTAAAAAGAGCTACATGGAACGATTTTACTGGTGTTGCTCTTATGGGACATGCTTTGCAAGATGAACAAGTAAAAATTATTAATCAATTACAAGATGTTAATGAAGTAATATTTGCTTTAGATAAAGATGTTCCTGAGGCTAAAGTTTTAGAAATGTGTAGAAAAATACAAGCTAAAAGTGTTAGTTATATGATAGATAAAAAAAATTTACTTGGTCCTACAGATAGTCCTGCGGATGCTTCACAAAAAGTATTTTGGGAACTATTTAGTAATAGAGTAAAAATTAAAAAAGAAAAAATAAAAAAGTGAAAGGTTAAAAAGGGTTATATATGGAAATTTTTCAAAAAGAATTAGTTTCTGATTTTATTAATAATTTAGAAACTGTAAATATGAAAGAATTTGCTCAATATATATTTGATCATTTGCCTGATTATTGGTGGGATGTTCCTGCTTCTTCTTCTGGTAAATATCATAATTTTGATTGTGTAGGAAATCATGGATTATTTATTCATTCGTGGAGAACAAAGGAATTTATGAATCATCTGCTTACTATAGATCAATATAGAAATAAATTTACTGAGGAAGAAAGAGATGCTTTAAGAATTGCTGCTTTTGTTCATGATGGACAAAAACAGGGAGATGGTAATGGAAAACATACAGTCTTTGAACATCCTATTTTAATGTCAAAAATTATTTTGAGTTATAAGGATGAAATAAAAAATATAGATGAAAGTATTTTAAATTTGATGTCAAAAGCGATAGCTTCCCATATGGGGCAATGGAATACGAATACTCGAAATAAAGGAATGGAATTACCAAAACCTGAAAGTTTAGCAGATGAATTACTTCATCTTTGTGATTATCTTGCAAGTAGAAAAGGGGTTACTATAGAAGTTCCTGTTTCTATTCCTCAAACACAATTGCCAACTCCTGAAGAATTTGTATTTTCATTTGGCAAACATAATGGTTCTACATTACAAGATGTTATAACTAAGGATTATTCATATATAAGTTGGTTAAAGGAAAATTATCATAAAGAACCTTTAAGAACCTTATTGACAAAGGTTTAAAGGGGGTGTCTCTAAATGAGATTATCAAGAGAAGAATTACAAAAAAAAATTCAAGAAAATAATTGTAAATATAGTTTATCTTGGAGTAAATTACATTGTTTTATAGACGATCCTTTTTCTTTTATGTTAAGATATTTAGAACATATACCTGAAGAAAGAAATAATTCTTATGCGTTTTTAGGAGATGTAGTACATAATGGATTAGAAGCATTTTATAAAGGTGAAAAAACTAAAGAACAAATTATAAAAGATTTTGAAGATAAACTTATTGAACAAAGTTATTCTGATATTAATTTTGTTAAAGATGAAGAAAAGAATAAACAAATTGAACAAAATTATTTTTCTAATATTAAACATTTTTTAACTAATTATGAAAAAGTATCACCTTATTCAAAATTAGAAACTTTTGTAGGTTGGAAATTTGGAGATTATTTTATGCAGGGATATATAGATCATATGTATCCTTATATTGAAACAATAGATATTGAGCAAGATGGTGTTGTTATAAATCAATTAAATAAACAATATATGGTGATTGAGGATTTTAAAACCTCTACTATTTATCAAGGTACAAAAATTGAAGAAAATTCAGGACAGTTAAAACTTTATGCATACATGATACATAAAATGTATAATATCCCATTAGAATCAATTAAAATTGGTTGGAATTTTCTTAAATATGCTATGGTAGATATAGAACAAAAAAATAAAAAAGTAAAAACATCTAAAATGTTACGAGCTGAAATTCCTGAAGGTATTTATTCTAAATTAAAAACATGGGGTAAACATTTTAAATATACTCCTGAAGAAATAGAAGATTTTTATAAAATAATACAAAAAAACTCTGCAGAATATAAAGATATAAATATTTTTGAAGGAATACCTGATGAAATCGCAAATAAATTTAATGTTCGTGATTGTTTTGTAGAGATTCCATTTGATGTGCATATAATGAATGATTTTATTAATTATGTAGAATCTCAAATTAATGAAATGACTAATAAAATTACTCTTTATAAAATGTCAGATAATAGAAATATAAAAAATAAATTATTTTGGAAAGATGTTACAAAAGAGAATGCATTTTTCTTTATGAATTTATGTAGTTACACTTCTAAAAATCATTTACCATTAAGAGAATATTTGAATACTTTGTCTAGTTTTGAAAACACAAGTAAAGATAAAACAAAATTAGATGATGAAATTTTAAATATTTTATTTAAAGATGAAGAATAAGTATTGACAAAATTAAGAAGATGTGGTATAATAAGAATATAATAAAATATTATATCACATCTTTTTTAGAAGAGGGAAAGTAATAATGAGAATATATACAAATAATACATATTATAATACATTATCAGATAAATTAATATATCAAAATTATCATAAGCATTCTATGTATACAAATGTTTTGATTGTTGATTCTGCTACTTATCCAGAAGAGTATGCTCAAAGAGCTGTTGAATTAGGACATGGAATTATTTCTTCTTGCGAACATGGATATCAAGGAAGATACATTGAATCTTTTGAAATGGCTGAAAAATATAATTTAAAATATTTGTTTGCAGTAGAATCTTATTTTGTTTATGATAGATTTGAAAAAGATAATACAAATGCTCACATGGTATTGTGTGCTAAAAATGAAAATGGAAGAAAAGCTATTAATAGAATTCTGTCTGAAGCAAGTATGACAGGTTTTTATTATCGTCCAAGAATAGATTATGATTTATTAATGACTTTGCCTGAAGATGATGTTTGGATTACATCAGCATGTATTGGTGGTATTAATAGATATACTTCTAAAAATGAAAAATCCGAAAAACTTTTAGAAGAATGGAAACAATATTCTGAATATGACAGTCCTTATGAAATGCTTGTAGATAAAATTCATCAGAAATTTAGAGATAATTTTTATTTGGAAGTACAAGCTCATAATACTATTCCACAAGCTGAAGCTAATTCTAAAATGATTGAATATAGTAAAAAATACAATATAGAAATTATAGCAGGTGTCGATAGTCATTACATATATGAAGATGATGCTTGGAAAAGAGATTATCTTCAAAAATCAAGTGGTATTTTTATGGATGATGAGCAGGGTTGGTATATGGATTATCCAGATGGAGCAACGTTGTTCCAGAGATTCAAAACTCAAAAGGTTTTAACAGATGATGAGATAAAAATTGCTATTTCTAATACAAACGTATTTCTTGAAGTAGAAGAATATACTTCTCCAATTTTCAATCACGAGATGAAAATGCCATCAGCTCCTAAATATCAAAATATGTCTGACAAGGAAAAACAAATGGCTTTAATGAAAATTGTTAGAGATAGATGGGATGAAGTTAAGCATGAAATCCCTGAAGAAAAACATGGATATTATATGAAAGAAATTTCTAAAGAGTTAGATATTATTTTTAAGATTAAACATGCTGATTACTTCTTATTAAATTATGAAATTATAAAAGATGCTGTTGAAAATCGTGGTGGGATGATTACATTTTCAGGCAGAGGGTCAGGTCCTTCTTTTTACGTTAATCATTTACTTGGGTTTACACAGATTGATAGAATTTCTTCTCCTATTACATTATATCCTGAACGTTTTCTTAGTACTTCACGTATGACTGCAGGTTCTTTAGCAGATATAGATTTTAACTGTGGTAATACTCCTGTATTTGAAGGATCTCAACAAGATATTTTGGGACAAGAACATGCTTATCCTATGATTGCTTATGGTAAGTTAAAGCCTAAAGCTGCATGGAAGATGTATTGTAGAGCTGTTGATGTTCCATTTGAAGTATCAAATGAAATTAGTTCTAAAATAGATGAATATGAATCTGATTTAAAATATTGGGATGAAGAGTCAGGAGAAGAAGAACCTAATGTATTAGATTATATTCCTGAAGAATTGCAAGATTACTTTTTGAAGAGCAAAGAATTTCTTGGTTTGATAGATCATGCTTCAAGACATCCTTGTGGGAATTTGCTTTTAACACAGGATATAAAAGAAGAAGTTGGTATTGTGCGACTTAAATCAAAAGGTGGTAGAGAAACTATTTGTGCGTGTCTTGATGGTTTATGGTGTGAAAAATATTTAATGCTTAAAAATGACTTACTTACAGTAACGTGTGTTCGTTTAGTATATGATTTATATAAACGAGTAGGATTATCTTATATGTCATTAAATAAGTTGTTAGAAGAAGTAAAAAATCACCCAGAAGTGTGGAATATGTATGAAAAAGGTTATGTTATCGGATTAAATCAGGTTGAAAGAAATTCTACAAAACGAAAAGTAATGAAATATAAACCTAAAAATATTTCAGAATTATCTGCATTCATAGCAGGAATTAGACCTGCATTTAAGTCTTTGGTAGATAAACTTATTAATAGAGAACATTTTGAGTATGGTATCCCAACTCTTGATAATCTATTGCAGACAGAAGAATTACCTGAAAGTTTTATTCTTTATCAAGAGCAAATAATGAAAATTTTAGCTTTTGCAGGTATTCCTATGGGTGATTGTTATACTGTTATAAAATCTATTTCAAAGAAAAGATTTGAAAAAATTATGCATTATAAAGAACAGTTTTTGACAGGTATGGCACAAAAGTTAATAGAAGCAGAGGGGATAGATCAATCAAGAGCTGAAGATGTAGCTAAAACTATTTGGGGAATCATTGAAGATGCTTCTGCTTATGGTTTTAATAGTAGTCATAGTTTGTCTGTGAGTTTTGATAGTTTATTGGCTGCTTATTTTAAAGCTTTATATCCATTAGAATTTTATGAAGTTTATTTAAATCTTCAAATGGAAAAATCCAAAAAAGATAAAGCATTTTTAGCTCAACAAGAAATGAAAGAAGCATTTAATATAAAATTATTACCTATGAGATTTGGACAAGATAATAGACATTATACTGCTTATCCTGAACAAAATGCAATATCCACTTGTATGAAATCCATTAAAGGTTTTGGAGATATTGTAGGAGAAGAATTATTTAGATTAGCAAGACATAAATATGATACATTTTTAGATCTATTAATTGCTATGGAATATTATGTTGATTTATATCCTTTAGAGGTTTGGAATGATTATATTTCTACGCATGATGTCCCTAAAGAAGTTTCTGATGAAATTATTAGATTAATTAATTATTATATTGATAATAAAGATAATCCTGAGGTTTTAATTAATAAAAAGCCTGTAATTTTAAATAATGTATTTAGTTTAAGTAATATTGAAAATCTTTATGAAGTATTTGAACAAAGCAAATCATTATGGAAAATAAAGGTCAATGGTTCACAACTTGAAACCTTAATAATGTTAAATTATTTTGAACAATATGGTCGAAACAATAAGCTATTACAAATTTTTAAATTATTTAATGATTATTATGGAAGAAAAGTATTAAGAAAAGATAAAGTTGCAGAATCTGGTGTTAATATGGAGGTTCTTAAAAAATATATAGGTAAAGAAACAGAGGCACAATATAGTTTAATTGATTTTAAAGGATATATTGAAGAGCTTAGTAATGATATTGAAGATAAATTTATTCCTTTGCCCAAACAATTAAAATTTGAAAGAGAACTTTTTGAAATACCTATTTATCAGAATTCAGAAATGCCTGAAACATGGAATTATGTAATGAGTTTTAAGACTTATGGGGATAAAATTAATACTCCATATTTAATCTTGTATAATTTACATAATGGAGAATTATTAAAATGTCAAGTTAATAGTTCTGTTACTTTTAGAAATAATCCTTTTGGAATATATAGTATTATAGATGCAAAAAGAATAGATGATGTTTTTAAAAAGAAAAAATTAGATAATGGGAAATATGTTGTGACAAATGAAATTAAAAAAGTATTGAAAGAATATGATGTTATTATACGAGATAAAAATGCAGAATTAAATGAGGTGTTAAATGATGGAAGATGAAAAAATCATAAAAAAGTTTAAGGCTAAAATTGAAATGATAAAATTTTATAATGATGATAATAATTATCACGTTATGACTTTTTCTACTGATCAATCACTTCCTAATTTAAAAAATATTGGAGGTAAATATGTAGGAACACTAGTGGGTAATTGTGTGAAATGTATTGAAGGAGATACATGTAATGTAGAAGCCGAATGTATTCGTCATCCTACTTTTGGATTTCAATATCAAATTATTTCTTTGAATTATGAACGTCCTATGGATGCAAAAGGAATGTATACATTTTTATCTGCCATTTTAACAGAAGCTCAAGCAACGGTATTATATAATGCATATCCTGATATTACTGATAGAGTTTTAGCAGATAACAATTATGTTCCTGATTTAAAATCATTAAGAGGCATTGGGGAAGCCACGTGGTATCGTATTCGTGAAAAGATTATTGATAATTTGGGATATTCTGAATTAATTACTTTATTATCTCCTGTTGGATGTACTTTAGCTATGATTAAAACTATAGGTAAGGGAGAAAAAAATTTAAGTTTGTTAAAACAAAAAATTATAAATAATCCGTATATTTTATGTGAAATACCAAGAATGGGATTTAAAAAAGTAGACGGATTTGCTATAAAAATTAATCCTGATATTGAACATGGAGAACAAAGGGTTTATGCTTGTATTAATTATATTTTAGATGATATTGCTAATAATGATGGACATTGTTACATTCCTGAAGCAGAACTAAAAACAAGATTCAAAGAATTAATTACAGATAAAGATATAATTCCTATATTTGAAGAGGTAATTGCTTGTGAGCGAGAAAAAAATAAAACTAATAATAATCCATTATTGTATGTTGATGAAAACAATATAGGTTCTTTAATGTATAAAAGAATGGAACAATTTATTCTTGATAAATTTATAGATATTCAAAACACATATAATGTATGGGAATTAAAATATGATGAATTTTTCCAAAGCATGGAAAACACAACTAAACAACAAGGATTTTATCTTTCTGATGAACAAATTGAAGCAGTAAGAAGTATTTCTGAGAAAAATATTACTGTTATTTCAGGTAAGGCAGGAACTGGCAAAACGAGTGTTATAAAAGCAATTCTTGAAGTATATAAAGATAAACATATAGGAATGGCAGCCTTGTCTGCAAAAGCAGCTAAAAGAATGAGAGAGGTAACAGGCTTTGTAAATGCTTGTACTATTCATAGGTTGTTAGGATATAAGGGGTCTTATTTTGAATACAATGAAAATATGCCATTTTCTTATGATTTGCTAATATTAGATGAATGTAGTATGAATAATATTTATTTGTTTTATTCAATATTAAAAGCAACTAAAAATAATACTAAAATAATATTAGCAGGAGATTTTTGTCAGTTGGCATCTATTGGAGTAGGAAGTGTTTTTTCAGATTTAGTAAATAATCCTATATTTAACAATCATTTATTGACACAAGTATATAGACAATCGGATACTTCATTTATTAATGAACATGCAAATATAGTAAGAGAGGGTATTATGCCATTTGATATTGATAAAGGGATTATGCCTTTTGGGAAAGATGTATTATATATATTTAGAACTAAATCTGAGGATATATTGAATACGACTGTTAATTTATATTTGGAATCATTAAAAACAACTAATATTGAAGATATAATTGTTGTTGTCCCTAGAAAAGATACAGTAATTGTTTCTTGTGAAAGCATTAATAAAGAAATTCAAAAAAGGTTGTTAGCCAATGAAACACAATATATTATGCATAATAATAAAATTTTTAAAAAAGGTTCTCGTGTTATTAATAAAAAGAATGATTATGAAAAAGGAATACTTAATGGAGAATTAGGACATGTATTATTTGTGGACCAAAAAAATATGACAGTTCAATTTGATGAGGGAAATATTGTTCATTTTAAAAAAGGAGAATTGGATAATCTTGAATTAGGATATGCGATTAGTGTGCATTCATCACAAGGTTCTCAATATAAAACTACTATTGTAGCTATGGATATGAGCAGTTATACATTATTAACATCTAATATGATATATACTGCTATGACAAGAGCTTGTGATAGATTAATTATTGTTTCACAACCTACTTCATTTGTTCGTTCTGTGACTAATGTACAAGAGCATTATCGCAATACATATTTGAAACAATTATTGCCAGAAGTAAATACAGAAGAAATTAATAATAAAATAAAGGAATATTCAAAACAACATCCTTGTATATATAAAAAATCTAAAAATTTATTGTCCTTACATGATGATGAAGATGAAATTATTATAGGAGAGTTTACAGATGATTTTGAAAAACTTCCTTTTTAAAAAAAAATAATATTAAGTATTGACTTTTTAGAAATAATATGTTATAATAGGGATATTAAATAAAAGAGGTGAATGAGTTGTCAACAATAAAACTATCTCAATATCAGCAAAAAATCATTGATGGTTTTAAAAAAACTAAAGGAAATATGTTGATTAATGCGTTAGCAGGTTCAGGAAAAACATTTATTCTTACGGAACTTTCAAATTTGATTTCTACATATTCTGTATTTGTTGCTTTTAATAAATCAATACAGGAAGAATTAAAAGCAAGAATTACAAATCCTAAATTTAAAGTATATACTTTAAATGGATTGGGATTTCTTATAATGAATTATAATTGGACAAAAATGGAAGAAAAAAGATTGTCGAATTCAACATTGAAGAATGATAAAAAAAGAGAACTTCAATTAAAGAAATATAAAACTTTAGAAATGATACCCCAGATAATTAAACCATATCAACATGAATTTATAATATTAAAAGATTCGGATGAAGAAGATATAATTAATGAATATTATGAAAATATTGGGCAATTATTTGATTTATGTAGACAAAGAATGGTTAATGTGAATAATAAAGATGATGTTTTAGACACTATTGAATTTTATGAGTTATTTGCAAATCTTGATATTCCCCATAGTATTTGTGATATTTTAAATGACTTAATGTTGTTAGATATGAAATTATTTAAAGAGGATGGAATTATAGATTTTATAGACCAAGTTTTTCTCACTTATATCCTTGTCAGGAGTGGAGAATGGCAATTAGAGTATTATCATAGATTTGAAAATATTATGGTTGATGAAGCTCAAGACCTTTCAAAACTACAACAACTTCTATTAGGGGTTTTAAGAAGAAGTAAAGCTTCAAGAATGATCTTTGTAGGGGATGAAAATCAGGCTATTTATGGATTTAGTGGAGCTGATTGTCATGCAATAGATAATATTCGTAGATTATATAATCCAATAGAATATGATTTGCCTGTAAATTATAGATGTCCATCAAAACATTTAAGATATGTCAATAGAGAATTTAATATTCCTATTCAACCCAGACCAGATGCTCCTGAGGGGAATTTATATAATATTGAATATGAAGATATTGTTCATTATATAAAACAAGGGGATTGTATATTAGCAAGAAAAAATGCTGATTTGTGTAAAGTTGCTTTAGAATTATTGTCTCAAGGATTTTCTATTTATATTAGAGATGAAAGTTTAGTTAATAAACTATTGAAAGAAATTAAAAAAGCAAAAAAAGAATTAAAAGATTTAACAGAACTTCCTAATTATATTATAGGTATTAGGTCTCAACAATTAAAACTATTAAGAGAAAGAAATCAGCATCTCCAAAATAGTGGAGTTGTTGATACATCTTCTATTGATGAAATTTCTTTTACAGATACAAATATTGATTTATTGGATTGTGTAGATGTGTTATATAATAATTATTATAACGAGAATAGAGATAAGGCAAATAAATTAAAAGATTTTAATGCATTTGCTTTATATATTCAAGAAAAACTCCAAACAAAAGGAACTCGTAATTCGATACAATGTGTTTCTATTCATCAAGCCAAAGGGAAAGAATATAACAGAGTTTTTATTCTTAATAGAGCAAGAGTATATACTGAATTTGGGAGAACGTCAGATCAACGAAAACAAGAATCTAATTTGTCATATATTGCTCTAACACGAAGTAAAAATATTATATACTTGGTATCTTCGGATAGTAAAAATGATGATGACCAATTCTATGAGGATTCTATGGGTGAAACAAATTTAACTTTCCATAGAGGAGATGATAATATATATGTGTAAAAAATGTGATAGTAAATGTGTTTGGTTTCCATATGCAGATAAAGATTACGAATATGCTGTAAAAAAAGGGGTTAAACGTGTCATTAATTCTAAAAGATATAATTGTGTCTTTTTAAATAAAAAAATTAAATTAGGGCAAGAGTGTAAAAAATATACTACATATGAGGAAATGAGTAAATATAGAAAAGAGTTGAATTTTATATGACAGATGAAACAATATTACAAGATATTAATTGTGTTAGTTGTGGCAAATGTTGTGCAAATATATTACTATTGTCTGATAAAGAAATAAATATAATAAAGGAATATATTGATAAAAATAATATAGAAGTAATGAATAGGAATTCAGCTTTATTAAAAGAAGATGTTAATATATGTCCATTTTTACGAAAAGATAGATATTTAACGCATTGTGCTATCTATGATGTAAGACCATCTATTTGTAAATCATTTAGTTGCAACCCGAAATATAATGAGAATATGAATTATGATGGAGTAAAAGCTATTAATATGTTACTTACTTTTGGGGGAAATGAACAATTTACTATTGATCCTCCTGATTTAACAAGTATTAATAATCGAATAAAAGAATTACAAAAGAAAATAAAAATAGGTAAAAAACAGAGGTGAAAAAATGACAATATTACAAATTCCTATATGTTATTGGATGATTGGAATTAGTGGAAGTGGCAAATCATCTGTAGCCAAACAAATAGCTGAAGAAAAAAATGCAATAATTTTATCTTCAGACTCTATTAGAAAAGAATTATATGGAGATGAAAATATTCAGGGAGATCCATTTGAAGTATTTAATGTTTTACATAAAAGGGCAATAGATTCTTTAAAAATGGGATTTTCTGTTGTCTATGATGCAACAAATTTATCTTTAAAAAATAGAGTTAAGTTTTTTAATTTATTAAAATCTAAGGGGATAAAAGCAGAACATCATGCTATCATTATGTCTAAATCTGTTAACATGTGCATAGAAGATAATAAAAAAAGAGATAGAGTTGTTCCTGAACATGTCATACGAAAACAGGCTAAACAATTTGATATGCCATTTTTTGAAGAGGGATTTAAAACTATTACAATTACAGGATGGAAGAATTTTGATGGTGTTTTTGAAGATGATGAAAGATATGGTAGTGTCAGTATAATATCTCATACGGAAATTATAATGAAAATGGATCAGTTTTATCAAAACAACCCACATCACGAATTAACTTTAGGAGAACATTGTTATAAGGTTTCTGAAATAATTAAAGAATTTTCTGATGATATCTCTTTATATTCAGCATCTATATTACATGATGTTGGGAAATTATATACAGAAGAAAGAGACGAGAATAGTGTGAGTCATTATTATGGACATGCTCAGGTCGGTACATATTATTTATTACAAAATATAGATGCTTTAAATTATTTAGGAATGAAGTGTACAGATGTATTAAAAAGTTTATTTTATATATGTTATCATATGAGACCTTTTGATTGGAAAAATCAAGAAACAAAAGATAAATATAAAAAATTATTTGGACCTGAAAAATATAATAACCTTTGGTTGTTACATCAGGCAGATATAAGGGGGTGTAAAGCATGTCAAGATTATTTTTAAAGATTGAACAAATCAATGATATTAAAAAATTTAATGAAATTGTAAGTCTTATTCCAGATAAAGTATATCTTCAACAGAATGAATATGTTGTTGATGCCAAATCAATTATGGGAATATTTTCTTTAGACTTGAGTAAAGTAGTTACATTTATTTGTGAACAGGAATTAGATGGTAGTATTTTAAATGCATTAAAAGCATTTTCAGTAGATGATTAAAAGGAGATAAAATTATGAATAGAATTGCAAAATTTGAAAAAGTAAGTTATGAACAGTTTGAAAAGGATATGATTGATACATATGGAGACCTACCTGTTGATGAAATAAAAAGAGTTTATGATAATATAAAACTTCCACAAAGAGCAACACAAGGTTCTGCAGGATATGATTTTTTTAGTCCTTTAAATTATGAAACAAGAACAGGAATAAGTTTAAAAATACCTACTGGTATTCGTGTAAAAATTGAAAATGGTTGGGTTCTTAAAGTATATCCTCGTAGTAGTTTTGGATTTAAATATAGGATGCAAGTTGATAATACTGTAGGGATTATTGACTCTGATTATTATAATGCAAAGAATGAGGGACATATCTTTATAAAAGTTTCGTGTGATTCGCATGATGAAAATACTGTATTAAAGATGGATGAAGGAGAAGCTTTTGTTCAAGGTATTTTTGTTCCTTTTGGAATTACCGAAGATGATGATGTTAATCAAGAACGTATTGGTGGCATCGGAAGTACTTCAAAATAATGCCAACACAAAGGAATATTTATAATAAGTATTCCTTTTTTATATAGATTAAAAATAAATTTAGGGAGGAAAAGTTGTATGAATATAATTAAAAAAGATGGCACGATAGAAGAATATAATGTGCAAAAAATTATTAATGCAGTAAATAAAGCTGCAAGTAGAGTTTTAATAACACTTACAAATGAAGATTATGTTCAGATTTGTGATTTAGTTTATGACAAATTATTAGAACAAGAATTAGTAAATGCAGAAGTTGTACAAATGCATAATGCTGTTGAATCTGCTTTGGATGAATTTAATCCAGAAATAGCAAAATCTTATAGAAATTATAGAAATTACAAACAGGATTTTGTTCATATGCTTGATAAGGTATATAAAGAATCTCAAAAAATTAGATTTATTGGAGATAAAGATAATGCAAATACTGATTCTGCTTTAGTTGCAACAAAAAGATGTTTAATTTTTAATCAATTGAATGGAGAACTATATAAGAAATTTTTCTTAACTCGTGAAGAATTACAAGCTATGAAAGATGGATATATTTATATTCATGATAGAAGTGCAAGATTAGATACATTTAATTGTTGTTTATTTAGAGTTGGAGAGGTAATGAAAAATGGTTTCGAAATGGGTAATATTTGGTATGGAGAACCAAAAACATTAGATGTTGCATTTGATGTAATGGGAGATATAATTCTTTCTACTGCTGCACAACAATATGGAGGATTTACAATTCCGCAAGTAGATAAAATATTAGCTCCATATGCCGAGAAATCTTATAATGAATATTATGAAGAATATTGGAAAATAGCTTCGGAAGTATTAAGTGTTAATCATATAGAGGATAGTGTTAATTTAGAAAAAGAAGCTGATAGATATGCTACAAGAAAAGTACAGAGAGAATTTGAGCAAGGATGGCAAGGTATTGAATATAAGTTGAATACAGTTGGTTCTTCTCGTGGAGATTATCCTTTTACAACTATGACTTTTGGTTTAGCTACAGATAGGTTTGGGAAAATGGCATCTATTACTTTTATGAAAGTTCATCAAGAAGGACAAGGAAAGGACGGATTTAAAAAACCTGTGTTATTTCCGAAGCTTGTATTTTTATATGATTCTAAACTTCATGGTAAAGGTTGTGTTAATGAAGATGTTTTTGAAGCAGGTCTTGAATGTTCAAGTAAAACCATGTATCCTGATTGGTTGAGTTTAGAAGGTGGAAGCTATATTGGAGATATGTATCAAAAATATGGAGAAGTTATATCTCCCATGGGTTGAAAAACATGTGCAGCTCATGTAAAACTTTGTGAACGTATGCAAAAACGGTGTTAATTTGACGTTTAGTAATTGTGGGAAATAACAATTAACAAATTAGCTAACGGGGGAAGCTGGCAAGTAATCCCGTGCTAAGTATTCTTAAAATAATTATTCTTTAAATATTACATAACTGCGAGGAGGTGAAATAATGGAATTTGTTGTGTATAAAATAACAAACAATATAAATAATTGTATATATATCGGTATTACGAATAATTTTCAAAGAAGAATGAGAGAGCATAAAAATAATGCAGAAAATTTTGATTATAAATATAAAAGTAAACTATATAATGCAATAAGAAAATATGGTATGGAAAATTTTAATGCTGAAATTATTGAAGTTGTAGATAATAGAGAACAATTAGAAGAAAGAGAAAAATATTGGATAGAATTTTATGATTCAACAAATCATGATTTGGGCTATAACATAACAAAAGGTGGTACAGGTGGTTATACTCATGATATGTCTGGAAAGAATAATCCTATGTATGGGCATAGATACACTGAGGAAGAAAAAATAAAAATTGGAAATTATACTCGTGGTATAAAAAAAAGTGAAGAGATAAAGAAAAAAATAAGTCGTGGATTAAAAGGACTTTGTAAAACAGAAGAACATAAAAAGAATTTATCTCAAGCATTAAAAGGGCATATCCCAAAAAATGCAAAAGAAGTAAAGGTGATTAATGTATATACACAAGAAATTGTTGTTTTCCCATCAGAGGCAGCTATGGAAAGAGAATTGCGTTGTTCAAGAAAGACAATAAATAAAGGAAAAATAACAAATAATGGATATATGTTATTAGATTATTTTAAGAATAAAAGTGTAGAGACTATCGAAAGCATAACACAAGAGAAAAATTTGTGTGAAGAAGTGAGTAGAGTAGAGTAAAGATTAGCATTACTCGAAGTGCAAAGTTATAAATAAGAGATAATATTTTATTTATAAAAGATATAGTCCTGTATTATAAAAAATATAATACAATGCAGAGCGTTTTTGTCACCATGGTATGAACGTGGAGGTATGCAACCTGCTGATGAGGAGGACAAGGTTGTTTATGAAGGTAGATTTAATATGGGAGCAGTAAGTCTTCATTTACCAATGATTCTTGCAAAAGCAAGACAAGAAAATAGAGATTTTTATGAAGTTCTTGATTATTATATGGAACTTATAAGAGGACTACATAAAAGAACAATTGATTATTTAGGTGAAATGAAAGCATCTACAAATCCTGTGGCATTTTGTGAAGGAGGATTATATGGTGGTAATCTAAAACCTGATGAAAAGATTAAATCAATTTTAAAACCTATGACAATTTCATATGGTTATACAGCTTTGAATGAATTACAACAACTCTATAATAAGAAATCTCTTGTAGAAGATGGCGAATTTGCATTAGAGGTATTAACATATATAAGAGATAAAATTAATGAATATAAAGAAGAAGATGGAATATTGTATGCTTTGTATAGTACTCCTGCAGAATCTTTATGTGGATTACAAGTACAACAATTTAGAGAAAAATATGGAATAATTGAAGGTGTTTCAGATAGACCATATGTTTCAAATAGCTTCCATCAATGGTGGAAATAAAACCTTGTGAACGTATATCAAAACGGTGTTTTTATTATTATATAATAAAAGCTAACGGTATCAGCGAAATAAGACTTCTTACTGAGAGTAAACCAATAGTAAGACATTAGACCAGAGACGAATAAGCTGACTAAGAGAGCCTAAACCTGAAAAATGGTGAGATTAAGGTAATACCGTGTTAAGTTATTCAATATAAAAAAATAAATTATGAAGGGATGTGAATAAATGATTTTAGATGAAACAAAAAAATATTATGTATATGAATGGTATATAATTGAAACTAATGAAGTTTTTTATGTTGGAAAGGGTACAGGAGATAGATGTAAGGAACATAAAAGAAGAAATAAAATGTTTTTAGATTTTTATAATACTCATAATTGTAATTATAGAATTGTAAAAAACGATTTAAATGAAAAAGATGCATTTGATTATGAGACTGAATTAATTCGTTATTATAGAGAACAGACTAATTATAGATTGTCTAATGTAGTTGATGGTGGATATTGTGATACTCCATATAGACATTATACAGAAGAACAAAAAGAAGAATGGAGAAGAAAAAGCAGTTTAAGTAAAAAGGGTATTATCAATCAAAAAGAAAAAAATCCAATGTTTGGAAAATCTTATTTAGATGGAAAAACAGAAGATGAAAAACAAGAAATTAGAGAAAAACAAAGACTTTCTAATCTTGGACAAAAAAGAAGTTTAGAGTCTCGAAAAAAAATGAGTGAAAGTGCAAAAAAGAGAAAAAATTTATTATCTCCTGCTCCTCGCAAGCCTTGTGCTATAAGAAATAAAAAAACCAAAGAAATTATGAAAATTTATGACAAAATGGAAGATGCTTATAATAATGAATTTGGTGTCAAAGGTAATTTGAGTAGAAAAGCAAAAGGAATAGTAAAGAATGATAAAGAAGAATATGAAATTGTTTATTTGGAAAATTTAGAAAAAATATATTGAATAAAAAATGTAACGACTAATTGGTGATGAGTGTAACCAAGGTAGAATTGAGATTGATACAATTCGAAGTGCAAGGCTATAAAATTATTTTTATAGAAGAGATAGTCTGGTCTTATATGAAAATATAAGAAAAACGTGTGCAGTATGGGAGGATATAACACCTATACAAAAACAAGATTTGGAAAAAAGATTTTGGGAAATTCCAAATGGTGGAAAGATACAATATTGTAGATATCCATTAAATTATAATAAAGAAGCTATGAGAACCCTTATTGAAAGAGCTATGGAAATGGGATTTTATGAAGGAGTTAATTTATCTTTAGCTTACTGTGAAGATTGTGGATATGAGCAACTTGAAATGGATGAATGTCCAAAGTGTAAAAGTCAAAATATTACAAAAATCGACAGAATGAATGGATACTTGGGATTTACAAAAGTACATGGTGATACAAGATATAATGATAGCAAAGTGGCAGAAATAAAAGATAGGGTGTCTATGTGAGGTGACTTTATATGAAATATCAAACTATTAAAAAACAAGATATGTTAAATGGAGATGGTATTCGTGTTAGTTTTTGGAGTAGCGGATGCCCTCATAGATGTGTTGGATGTCATAATCCTGAAACATGGGATAAAGATTCGGGTATATTAGTAACAAAAGACACATATAAAGAATTAGCCAGAGCTTTAGAACCATCTTATATTTCAGGAATTACTTGGACTGGTGGAGATTGTTTGCATCCAGATAATAGACAAGAAATTGAAAATTTAATTATGTTTGTTCATGATAATTTTCAGAAAACTCAATGGTTATATACAGGGTATCATTGGAATGATATAAAAGATTTAGAGATAATGAAATATCTTGATGTTATTGTTGATGGACCATATATTGAAGAACTCAGAGATATATCATTAAAATGGCGGGGAAGTTCAAATCAGAGAGTGATAGATGTTCAAAAATCATTAGAGACAGGTCAAGTAGTTTTATGGTGTGATTAAAATTAAGATAGGGGAAAATATTCTCCTATCTTTTTTTTATCTTTTTTATTTTTTAGTATTGACAATTATAATTTTTTATGGTATAATAACTACAGAATTATAAATGAAAGGAGTTGTTTTTATTCGTGAATAAAAACACAAAAGTCATATCAGCATATCCATGCTGTGGCAAGTCGTACATAGTAGACAATGTAGATTATATGTTTAGAGGAGAAGAAGAGGAAGTTTTGGTTTTAGATAGTGATAGCAGTCGATTTTCTTGGCTTCAGGAAAATGGTGAAAAAAAGAGAAATCCAGATTTTCCAAACAACTATATTAAGCATATAAAAGAAAACATAGGTAAAGTAGATTATATTTTTGTAAGTAGTCATGCAGATGTTAGAAAAGCATTGGCAAAAGAAAAAATAAAATTTACATTAGTTGTTCCTGAAAAGAAACTATTAAATGAATGGATGATTAGAATGTATAACAGAGGAAATGATGATGCATTTATTAATCTACAAATTGACAATTGGGATAAATGGCTAAATGAAATTGATGAAGAAAAAGGTACATATTCTAAGCTTATAAAACTTGGCAGAAATGAATATTTAGCTGATATTCTTCACAAATGTTGAGGTGATAAATATGTATGATAGCACTAAAGACACAAAAGACCATAAAGAAAAAGTAAGAAAATATACAAAATTGTGTGCAAGAAATCTACTTTATAGAGGTATTGTTCATGATGATTCAAAGTTAGAAACTCCTGAAAAGGAAATATTTGATGAATATACTCCAAAATTAAAAGATTGTACATATGGTTCATTGGCATATGCTACATTTTTAAAAGAGATGAATGTAGCTTTAGAACATCATTATAAAGTAAATGATCATCATCCAGAATTTTTTGCAATGCATTATAAATCAAGAGATGGAAAAGGAACACCAACATATGAAGGACTATCTGGTATGAATTTAATTCAATTAACAGAGATGTTATGTGATTGGTATGCTGCTTCACAAAGACATAATGATGGCGATATATATAAAAGTATTGAGCAAAATCAAAAAAGATTTGGTTATTCAGATGAGATAAAATCTGTTTTTTATCGTACAATTGAATGGATACAAGAAATGGAAAATACCCAGAAAAATATTAGAGAAAATCAAGGTGGTGAAAAATAATGTCATATTGCGGTTATATTACAACAATAAAAGAAATTAATAAACATTCTAATGCAGATAGATTACAAGTAGTAAAATTATTTAATACGCAAAGTGTGGTTGATTTAAATTATTATGAGGGGCAAAAAGTTGTATATTTCCCAGAGGGTGGAACTTTAAATGAAGAATTTGCACGAAAATGTAATCTTCTTAGAATTAAAAATGAAGATGGTACATACTCTGGAGGATATTTAGATCCTAATAAAATTAGGATAACTACTGTTAGACTTAGAGGAGAATTGTCAGATGGATTGATTCTTCCAATTGAAACATTGTCTGATTATGCAGATATCAATACATTATCTGATGGAGATAAGATTGATATTCTTGGGGGAGTTTTAATCTGTCAAAAATATATTCCCAAAACTGCCAATGGTAGAATTAAAAAAGAATATGTTGGACAAAAAAATAAAACAAAAAAAGAATTAAGAGAAAAGATTTCATATCCTTATTTCTTAGAACACGAAGATACTAAACAATTAATGTATAATTTACCTGCTTTTCATGAGGGAGATTTATGTACAATTTCTCTTAAACTTCATGGAACATCAGCACGTATTACAAATACAATTCAAGAAATAAAAAAATATCCTCATAAATTTTTAAAAGTATTTGGAAAGAAACCAAAGATAAACAGACAATGGAGAATAATGTCGGGGACAAGAAGAGTTATTCTAAAAGAATCTGTAACGGATGGATATTATGGAAGTAATGAATTTAGAAAAAAATATGAAGAACAGATAAAAAATAATCTTCCTAAAGGTATGACTATTTATGGAGAAATAGTAGGATGGGTTAATGATACTACTCCTATTATGGGTAGATGTTCAAACAAGAAATTAGGACAAGATTTTATTAATAAGTATGGAAACGAAACTATTTTTGATTATGGTTGTGATGTCGGTGAATCTGATTTTTATACATATCGTATCACTATGACTAATGAAGATGGATATAAAGTTGAATTAAGCACAGCACAATCACAAATAGAATCAGAAAAGCTTGGTTTAAAATTTGTTCCTGTTTTCGAAACTTTTACATATACTACGGAAGAAGACTTATTGGAACGTGTAAATAAATATGTAGATGGAAAAGATTTAATTGGTAATCATATTCGTGAGGGTGTTGTAATAAGAATTGAAAATCGTGATAAATTTACAGCATATAAAGCAAAGAATGATAATTTTAAAATACTTTCAGGTATTATTTCAGAGAATATGAATACTGAAAATATGACAGAGGATATGATTGATGAAATGGCATAAAAAAGAGAGGGATTATTCTCCCTCTCTCATGTTAAGCTATTTGTTGAAGATTTATTTGTTTTAATAAATCTTCTGCTGAAATACTATTCTGAACAAGGAAATCATGTAATAAACACATATCTCTTTCATTTTTTTCTTGAATAAGATTTTGTCTTTTTTCTTGAAGATTTTGAATTGCATTTTGATGATACGTAATTCTTTCTTCAAGTTTTTGAATTTCCTCAGAATAATTAATTTCTTTTCTTACACCTCTTGGCATAAATATCAACTCCTTAACTATTTGTTATTAGTATTATATGCTGAAAAGTAAAATTTATACATAAAAATAAAAAAATAAAAAATGAAAGGAATATAATAATGAATATAAACCTTAGTTCAGATGTTTTTAAAATAAATTTTTTAGTAAAAACTCTTAATAAATATGCAGATGCATATTATAATGGAACACCGATTGCTACTGATGAAGAGTATGATAAATTATATAATATCCTTGAAAAACTTGAAAAAGAAACAGGATATAAACTTGCGAATTCCCCTGTTAATAAAGTTGGATTTAAAGCACAAGATAGCATTGAAAAAGTAGAACATAGTTCTCCTATGTTGAGCTTGAAAAAAATACATAGTATAGATGAAATTAAAGATTTTATGAATAATCATGAATGTGTTATGTCTTTAAAAGAAGATGGTTTAACTATTAGATTAACTTATGAAAATGGTGTTTTGATAAAAGCAGAGACGAGAGGTGATGGTATTACTGGTAATGATATTACTTATAATATAAGAGCTTTTCAATGTGTACCTTTTGAAATAAACTATAAAGATAATCTTATTATTGATGGAGAAGCCATTGTAACAGATAAAGATTTTAAAATAGTAAATGAAGGATTAGATGAACCTTTTAAACTGCAAAGAAGTTTAGCCTCAGGTAGTGTTTTACTGTTAGATCCCGAAGTTACAAAAACTCGAAGATTAACATTTATTGCATGGAAATTGGTATCAGGATGTAATAAAAATACATATATCGAAAGTTTTAAAATTTTAAAAGATTTAGGATTTTTAGTTGTTCCTTATGTTTTGTTGCAAAAAACATTAATAGAAGAACAAATATCTTTGTTAAAAAATTCTGCAAAAAAAATAGGACATCCTATTGATGGTATGGTAATTACATATAATGATATTAAATATGGGGATAATTTAGGACGTACAGAACATCATTTTAATAATGGAGTTGCTTATAAATTTGAGGATGAAGTAGTAGAAACTACTTTAAGAGAAATCGAATGGACAATGGGAAGAACAGGAGACTTAACACCAGTTGCTGTTTTCGATCCTGTGATTATTGATGGTTCAGAAGTAACAAGAGCTTCTTGTCATAACTTAACATATTTAAAAAATATGTGTCTTGGAATTGGAGATAAAATTGGTGTTTATAAAGCTAATATGATTATTCCTCAAATAAAAACAAACTATACGAATAGTAGTAATTTCTCAGTTCCAGTCATTTGCCCAGAATGTGGGGGAATAGTAGGGATAAAAAAAGAAAATTCTACAGAAGTATTATATTGTCCTAATGAAGATTGTGTTGGAAAGTTATTAGGGAAAATCACACATTTCGTTTCCAAACCTGCCTTGAATATTGATGGAATTTCTGAAAGTACAATAAAAACATTAATTGATATGGATTTAATTCATACATATAAAGATATCTATCATCTTGCAGAACATAAGGATGTATTGATGGATCTTAAAGGATATGGTCCTAAAAAAGTAAATAACATGCTTGAAGCTATTGAAAATAGCAGAAAATGTAAATTAGAAAACTTTATTGTATCATTAGGTATTCCTTTGATTGGGAAGAGTGCAAGTAAAATTATTTCTCAAATTTGTTCAGGAGATATAACATTGTGGAGGCAATATATGTTGAGAGGACATGATTGGTCTCAACATGATGGTTTTGGCAAAGAAATGGCACAATCTTTTTATAATTGGTATGTTAAAAATTTAGAAATGTTGCAAAATCTGATTCCTGAATTTGAATTTATTGTAGAACAGAAAGAGGAAACATCTATAGCAACAAGTAATGTTTTAAATGAACAAACTTTCTGTATTACAGGTTCTTTAATTACATTTAAAAACAGAGAATCTTGTGAGAATTATATTACATCTCATGGGGGTAAGATTGTTTCAGGAGTAAGTAAAAAAACAAATTATCTTATTTGCAATGAAGCATCATCTTCCTCAAAATATAAAAAAGCACAAGATTTAAATATACCTATTATTTCTGAGCAAGACTTAATAAATATGATTGGAGTATAAAGTAATGATTGAATTAAAAGAAAATGCAATAAGATATTTTGCAGACAATCTCGTATTTAGTATTGTTATAGATACAGATAATGATGCATCATTTCATATATATGATAAAAATATTATGGAATATATTTATTCTTATATTATAGATGATGATATAGATGATTTACAGACATATAAGAATAAAGAAGCTTATTTGAAAGCTATCCTTATAACTAATGTTTGTAATTACTATAACAAACAACGAATGAAGTTTTTAGAAGATATGGATTTATTTAGTGAGGAGGTTGATAAAAATGAGTAATATTTATGATACAATTTTTATTACAATTCCTATTAATATTGATTATGATGAATTAGGATTATTCTCAAATGAAGAAAAACAAATGTTTGTAGATAATTTTATTAAAGATGTTGTTCATCTTCCTTTAATTCAAACAAGAGTATTAGAGTCAGGAGAAACAGAAGAATTTGTTATGGGATTTATTTCTGAGGGAAGACAATCTACTGATTATAATATTAATCTTATTGCTATGTCCTTAGCAAATATAGGTACTAATTTTATAAAGATATCAACATCAAAAGAAAATAATTCAATTGCAATAGGTAAACAATTGAAAGTTTCAGAAATTTCATTATCCTTTGAACCTAAAGCAAATGAAACATTTTTTGATATAACTCAAAAACAAAGAGATATTGCCGAAATGATAAAAAATAAAATTGTAATAACTCAAAAGGATGAACAAAAATGATTATAAAAAAAGAATTGCCAAAAGATATATTTTATTTAGATAATGCTTCAACTACAATTCCTTACTCTTGTGATTTACCAGAAAATATATGGTTTAATGCTTCTGCTTCTTATGATGGGGGAGTAGAAGCAAAAAGAATTTTAAATCAATGTGAGGAAGATATTTTAAAAATATTTAATATAGATAGAGGAAATGTATTATTTACTTCAGGAGCTACGGAAAGTAATAATATTGTTATTCAATCAATAGAACAAATGATACAAGAATGGTTATTAGAAGATGATGAAGAAAGAGAATTTAATATTGTTGTATCTCCAACAGAACATCCTTCTGTTTTAAATGTTTTTAAAAATATTGAAAAACAAAGTAATGTTAATGTACGTTATTTGCCTGTTAATAACAATGGTGTTGTTTTGATTGAAAAGCTTAAAAATATAATTGATGAAGATACTATGTTGGTATCTTGCATGTATGTAAATAATGAAGTAGGAACTATTCAACCTATTTATGAAATTGGTCAAATATGTCAAGAATATGGTGTATTTTTTCATGTAGATGCTACTCAGGCAGTAGGAAAAATTGAAATTGATTGTGATAAAAATTATATAAATTTTTTAACATTTTCAGCTCATAAATTTCATGGTCTGAAAGGAATTGGAGCTATTGTCTGTAGCCAGTATTCCGCAGATGAGATTTATCCATTGTTTTATGGAGGACATCAACAGGATTCTAAACGTCCAGGAACAGAAAATGTTAAAGATATTTATATAATGACAGAGTTATTAAAATATTTTTGTTCAAAAGAAGAAATAAGCAAAAGTCAAGAAATTTCTATATTTATAAATAAATTAATAAAATCATTATTAGAACGTTATTTTAATATAAATGATTTTAAAATAAACAGTATAAATGATATGATTCCAATTTGTAATATTTCTTTTAAGAATATAACAGGAGAATATTTGGTTCAAAAATTAAATGAAAATAATATTTACGTTTCATCAGGTTCAGCTTGTACTACTGGTAGTTTCGAGAATTCTCATGTTTTAGAAGCTATGAATATCTCTGATGATTATATTGAGGGAACGATTCGTATTTCCTTTGATATATATGATAATAATTTAACACTTGAGAATTTAGAAAATGTAATAAAAAAAATTAAAGAAATAATTGATAAATAAGACTTGACAAATATGATTTTTTATGTTATAATGATAACATCAAAAAAGAAAGGAAGATATAAAAATGGCAGGATATGATTTTACAAATAAAAAATTTGGAGATCTTACAGCTAAGAAAATCGCAAAAAGAGATAATAGTGGACATAACTATTGGGAATGTGAATGTAAATGTGGAAAAATAGTTATTGTAAGAGCTACAGAACTTATGAATGGCAAAAAGACCATGTGTAATGATTGTAGAAAAAAAATGATGGGATATACTCCTTCGAATAAGGTCAAAGTTACTACAGATGATATTGAATCTATTGATAATGGACAGGAATGGTTGGAAAAAAATAATATCCCTCAATATAATCTTGACCATTACGATAATGTTATTGATATTCGTAAAATTTCAGCGGCAAGTATTTTGTCTGCCCCTATTGTTTATAAGTTAGTACATGCAATTAATGCAGATTTAAGTTATGCTATTCATACATATATCGGAGATGGAGCATTTACAGAATCTTTAGCACAACAATATGATAATTTTTTCCATATACGTGAACAGCTTGATGATTATAGTGCTATTGATTGGGAAATTGGAGAAGTAATATATACAGCTCCTATTTATCATCTCTTGACTAAAAAAGATAGAAATGATATAGTTACTTATGATGCCTTGTACCAATCTTTATATAATCTTTCTGTAAAAGCAAGAGAGCAGGGGAATTATTATCTTGCATTCCCTCATATTTGTTGTGGTAAAGATAGACTAGATTGGGATGTTGTTTTGCAGATAATATTGCATATTTTTGGAGACGATTTTAATATTATGTTATTTTAATTTGAGGTGATATTATGTATGAACCAATACATTTATTAATGATAACAACCAACAATAATAACAAATTTTATGACCAAATTAAAATTAATGATAATGAGTGGGAAGCCCGATATGGTAGAGTAGGGGCTTCTCCTCAAATCAGAAGATATCCTTTATCTCAATGGGATAAAAAATATCGTGAAAAGATTGCTAAAGGATATAAAGATATGTCTGATATGGTTGAAGAAGCAATCGAAAAAGAAATTTCTTCAGGACCAAAAGAGTATGAAGAAATTAAAAATAAAGTAATTGCAGATATTGTTGAAAAACTTCAACGTCTTGCAAAACAAACTGTTTCAGAAAATTATAAAGTTAATGCGAGTGTAGTTACACAAAAAATGATTGATTCAGCTCAGGAATTATTGGATTCATTAGTTGGATTTAGTGGGACAGTTGATGAATTCAATCAAAAACTATTAGATTTATTTACAATAATTCCACGAAAAATGAGTAATGTAAATGAATATTTAGTAAGAGATAAATCAGATTTCGACAAAAAGATAGCACGAGAAAGTGATATTCTTGACACAATGCGTTCTCAAGTATATGTCAAAGAAGTAACAGAGGATGCAAAAGAAGATAATAAGCCCATACATAAAGGTACAATTTTAGATGCTTTAGGTCTTGAAATTGAAGAAGTTACAACAGATGAAATTAAAATGATTAAAGATTTAATGAATGAGTCAAAAGATAAATTTAAGAGAGCATGGAAAGTAACCAATAAGAAGACTCAAGATAAGTTTGATAATTTTGTAAAGACAGAAAAAATTAAAGATACAAGATTATTATTCCATGGATCACGTTCAGAAAATTTTTGGAGCATTTTACAAACTGGATTAGTTTTAAGACCTACAAATGCAATTATAACAGGTAAAATGTTTGGCTACGGAATATATTATTCTCCTCATTGTCAAAAGAGTATTGGTTATACAAGTCTTTCAGGTAGCTATTGGGCAAAAGGTAATAATTCTACAGCTTATATGGCTTTATTTGATGTGGCTTATGGGACACCATATGATGTATATGATTTTAATTCTAAATATTACAATTTGAATTATAATGAGTTGCAAAAATACAAGCAAGGAGCAAATTGTTTACATGCTCATAAAGATAAAGGCATGCTAAGAAATGATGAGATTGTTGTATATAAAGAAGAACAAATGACAATTAAGTATTTAATTGAAATTGGATATTAAAGGAGAAAAAATATGATTATACAATTTCCAGAGAGAACATACACAGAAGAACAAAAACAAATTATTTTGTCTATTTATGATAAAGTAAATAAAGATTTAGATTTTTTAAATGATGACTTTTTTAACACTTTATCTATAGAAGAACAATATTTGTATATGGGATTTATAATGGGAGCAAATAGTGTTTTAAAATCAGTAACAGAAGTAGATAACCCTGAGATTAACAAAATTATTGAAGGATTATTTCCTGAGGAACAAGGAGTAAAATAATGGGGATTTATTTATTAGGAGACACTCACGGAGATTGGAGAAAAACTACGTATCTTTGTAGGAATCTTACTAAAAATGATATTGTTATTCAATTAGGAGATCATGGAATAAATTATTATGGAACAAGCCAAGATGATAATTTAAAAAAGAAGATGGCAAAATTAGACTGTACATTTATATTTCTAACAGGAAATCATGATAGAAGAGCTTCTAATTTTAATGGATATTCATTTACAGATATTGATAGAAATGGAATAAAAGGAAAATTTTATGTCAATGGAAAGTATCCAAATCAGTTGTTTACACCTATGTTTGGAACGATGGAAATCGAAAAGAATAAAATGTTGTTTTTATGCGGTAGCTATTCTGTCGATAAATGGTATAGAATTCATAATGGGTGGAATTGGTTTGAAGATGAACAGCTTTCAGATGAAGAAAAGTTGGAAGTATTAGAATTAATTTCACAGGATAATACTTTTGATTATGTTCTTTCTCATACATGCCCTTATAAATATCAACCCACACATTTGTTTTTATCAGGAATTGATCAATCTACTGTAGATAATTCAATGGAATATTTTCTTGAAGAAATAGAAGGTCAAATTAATTATAACCAATGGTTTTGTGGTCATTTTCATAACACTGAACGTCTTTGGGATAAAGGTATGATGTTGTATGAAGATTTGAAGCCATTAGAGGAGATTTAGTATGAATAATAATTTAAATGTTTCTGATATTTTAGAATTGTGGAGTGAATTTACTAATTTATCTGAAGAAAAAAATAGTTGGGTAGTTAATTCATGGGATTATACTTTCCATAGATATAATGAAAAGATTATAGAATTGTCTAAATCATATAATATTCCAGACACCATTTTGATTATTTATTTAAAAAATCTTTTTATATGGTATTTAAAAGAAGCTAATATTTCATTATTCAATTGTTTTGAAAATAATATAGACTTATCATTAGTGAAAAAGCTATATGATTCTTTTAATCAAGATAATGTAAAACAGATAGAAGAAGATTTTTATAATAATTTAAATTATATTTCTTCTAAATTAATGAATAAAAAACTTATTGGAAATATTGATTTTTCAAAAATAGTTGAAAATAGTTTAGATATTATTTATGATGAACTAGGAAAATGTCATCTTGAAATATATCAAAAGGGACAAAAAATAAATATAATTGAATCTGTATGTACAGAAATATTTATTTTTAATACTTTGGTTGATTGTTTATCTGTTCTTCAAAAACAACCAGATGCTATTTATATTTGTTATATTTCAAATCATAATACATCAGATGGATATTTTGGATTTTTTATTAAAAATAATGGAAACATCTTTTCTATGAATGAAAGAGTTGAAGAAGCATATATGGGACAGCATTCTCATGGTAGAAATCATAGATTTGTTGAAAATAAAACAGATGGATTGTTTCCTTATCAATTATTTGAATTTTCAAACTATGATTATAAAGGGTATGCAAGAACATATACTTTAAAATCAAAAGAAGATAAAAACATTGCTTTAACTGATTTAGAAGATAATTCATATATTACTTTATTAATAACCATAATGTTGTTAAAGATGAGATTTGAAAATGAATATCTTGATGGACCAATAAAATATTCAAATTATTATTTACAGAATAATTTAAATTTATTACATGAACGTAAAGATACTGAATTAATGATAATAAATAATAACCAAATTATGAATAATAATCAACAAGAATTTTCAAATCTTATTAATAAACTAACTTCGGAAAATGTATCTAAAGGGCAGTTTAATAATGATTTTAATCATTCAATACATCCCGAATTAGATTATAGAGAATATGGTAATTTTGATAACAATATTTTTATTGATTTGTATGGAGATGGATTTGAATTACATCCTGAATTATTAATGTTGGATAATAGTTTAAAACTTTTATCTTCTGATAATGTTTCAAAAGATGATGTTATTAATGCAGAGTTTATAGGAACTGAAAAACAATTATCTTTACAATTATACTATGAAGCAAGAAAACAATTAGCTAAATTTATTGAAGAAAAAATGAAAGAAGAATATCAAAAATTTATTGCAGAATTTAAATCTGTTGAGAATTGGTATCATCAAAAAATTGATGAACATAGAGATAGAATTACAAAAATTTTAGTTCAAGAATATGTAACAGATAAATATAATAATGATTTAAGTTCAGATGGATGGAGAAAAGTCGGTCAGAATTTATCTGTTAGCTACACTGAAGATAATTCTTATGGTAGATGGTATGGATATGATAAATATAATGGAAAACCATGTAATTGTAAAATTAAAATGCAATTATCTTCATGGGAAGATATTGAATTTATTTTAGGGGAAGAAGTACCAAAGATTATTAAAGGATATGAATATAATAGAGGTTCTGGTTTAAGTTCAAAATATTATGGAAATCCTTTACTTGATGTAGTAGATCCTGTTGTACGTATCCAAACTCCATTTGAATCCAGAGGAAGTTTTTGTTATAATTCAAATTATTATGATTTTTCTATTTCTTTGTATTTTTCAAAGAGTGGACTAAATAAATATATTAAGGACAATAAAATTGTTCCTGAAATAAAAGAAAAAACAGAAAAAAACACATATACTTGTGTTTTATAAAAAAGGAGGATAGTAAATATGAAAAAAATAATTTGTATTTTTACATTGTGCTTAATGGCAGTTCTTTTTACAGGATGTGATACTCAAGCTAATCGTGTGGAATATAATATTACACAACAAGCAGATAATTTTAACATTGTTAGACAACTTACTGTTATGAATTGCATTAAAGGAGATGTTCTTTTTCAGATGACAGGAAAAATGAGTATTACTGCAGACACTACAGATAATCAACTTGAAGTTCTTGTGGAGGATAATGGGACATATGTTAAGCATTTTGTAGGATTAAGTGATAATGTTACTTATGTTATTGAAGATTTAAATCTTGGAGATAATGCTGTTTCTAAATATAGATATACATTAAACTTTAATCCAAGTATGTGGATACCTGTAAATGTAGAAGTAATTGATTAACAAAAGAAAAGGAGATTTAAAAATATGAAGAGAAGAATATTAGATACAATTAGTCAAAAGGAAAATCAACTAGCTTTGTTAAAATCCGAATCCAACAATGCTTTAGATCTTGTAACTACAACTATTAACAATTTATCAAATATAAATGATCAGATTGATATTACTGTTAATGAAATTAATGATGCAAAAGCTAAATTACAAAAAACAGAAGATGAGTTAATCGTAACAAGAACTCATAATAATAACATTATTAAAAAGTTTAAACAATTGATTGAAGATTAAGAAAAAGGAGAATTTTAAAATGAGTGTAGTATTTAATAATATTTGTGAAAGATGTGATAATATCAGTATTTGTTCTGCATGGAAGAATATTAAGAAGTTTTCAGATGATTATTCAAGAAATCCGCTTCCTGTAGATATTGAAATTAAGAATTGTGATAAATACATACCTGCAGAAGAAAAGGAAGAATCATCAGATAATAATGATTTTGAACCAGATGAAGTAGATGTATAAATAAATAGGGGTATGATATACCCCTTTTTGTAATTAAAATATAGTTATTAAAATGTAGCTATTGATAAAAATATAGCTATTGAATTAATAAAAAGGAATGATAATTATGATAACTGAGTATGCAGAACAATATTTTTCGTGTATTTTGACAAATGGGGATCGTATATATTTTAATAGACAATGTAATTTTATTGAATACGTTAATCCAGATTTAATATATTTTAAACAAAAAAATATGAAAACAAAAGAAGAAATTATATTAGAAATAATTCCAACTCGTAATATTTTAAGAATTATTAATAATATAAATAGTAAATCAGTAGAAGAAATAATGAAGGAGTATATTTCTAATGAATAAATATGATATTATCATGGTTGGTAGTGGTATAGCAAATATTATGGCTGTATTAAAGTTGTTGCAAATAAATCCATATTTAAAAATATTAATGTTAGAAAAAGGAAATGTTATTCATAAAAGAGTTTGTCCAAAAGAAACTACAGGAAAATGTGTTCACTGTAAAAATTGTTATCTTTTTGGATGGGGTGGAGCAGGAACATTTTCTGATTCCAAATTATCTTATAGCCCTGATATTGGTGGCACTGTTATAGATTATATTGGTGAAGATAATTTTAATAAATATTTAAATGAAGCTGATGAAATTTTTACTCGTTTTGGTGGAACTACAGACTTTTTAGATGATGAAGAATATGCTAATTCATTGGCTTATGAATGTTCTAAATATGGAATGAAATTAATAAAAAGTAAATTTAGACATTTAGGAACTGATGGCAGTCAAATGGTAATGAATAATATATATAAATATTTAACTACTTATCCTAACTTAGATATAAAATGTAATTGTGAAGTTACTGATATTATATTTGATAATAAAGAAGTATATTATCAAGCAAATGGAACGGAACATTGTGTAAAAGGTACTAATATTGTTATTGGTGTAGGAAGAGATGGTTCTAATTGGTTAAATAAACTCTGTAGAAAACAAGGTGTAAAAATTCTTAATGCTCCTATTGATATAGGAGTTAGAGTTGAATGTCCTGCAGCTATTACAGATGATATCACAAATAAACTTTATGAATTTAAAGTTATAAATTATTCTGATACAAATAAAGTAAGAACCTTTTGTGTAAATCCAAATGGATTTGTTGTTAATGAAAAATATGAGGATGATATTATTTGCGTTAATGGACATTCATATTTAGATAAAAAATCAATGAATACAAATTTTGCTTTATTAGTATCTTGCAGTTTTACAGAGCCATTTAATGAACCTATTAAGTTTGGTAAAACATTATGTTCATATATCAACATGTTGACTAATGGAAAAGTAATGGTCCAAAGATTAATTGATTTAAAGAATAAAAAGAGAACAAATAAAGATAGGTTAAAAAGATTAAGTATTGATCCTACATTAAAAGATGCAGAAGCAGGAGATTTAAGATATGCTTTACCATCGAATGTGTTGGATTCGATTATTCAAACTATAGATAATCTAAGTAATGTAATGCCTAATTTGAATGGACCTAACACAATTTTATATGCTCCTGAGGTAAAATTCTATTCATCATTAATTGATGTTAAAGACAATTTAGAATTAAAAGATTATCAAGGAATATATTGTATTGGAGATAGTTCAGGTATTACTCATGGAATTATGCAATCTTCAATTAGTGGATTGTTTGTTGCAAATGATATGTTAAAAGAATAAGAGAGAAAATTTCTCTCTTTTTTTTATCTTTTTTGTTTTTAGTATTGACATTTTTATTTTTTTATGATATAATGTATTCAAAAGTGAAAGGAAATATGTACATATGAAAATTTGGATAGATGATATAAGACCTGCCCCAGAGGGGTATATATGGTATAAATCAGGGAATGAAGCAAAATATGATATTTTTGGTATTCAAATGTATGATTGGGACGATAGTGTAGAACAAGAAAAAATTGAATTAATAGATATTGACTATGATGCAGGTGAGTTTGCAAATGATGGTGGAGATTATATTGAGTTGTTAAAATGGCTTGAATCCAAAGATATTCAAGAGAATAGAAAACGAGAATATAATATTCGTATTCATAGTATGAATTCTGTAGGAGTAGAAAACATGCGAAGAATAATAGAACGTAATGGATGGACAGAGGTAAGATAAAATATGAGACTTGAAATAAATAATAGTATTATAAAAATAAAAAAGGTTGAGATGTTGATTGATGATAGTTTATTATGTGTAGATTGTGATAATAAAAAATATATTTTACAATTTTCACGTTCTCGTTATTGTAAATTAGCCTATAACGAATTATTGGCAAATGGATATATTTCATCATGGAGATATGATGGAATATCAGAATTATATACATAATAAAAATATTATTTTATGCTATATTTTAACACAATATATTGTGGTAAAACTATTGTTTAAACACAATATATGGTAGGGAGGAATAAGAAAATGTTTTTTGGTATTTTAAACAATCCAAAGGGATTAACAGCAAAAGAGTTATTCTATTATTTAGAACGAGTTGTTGCTCATGGTGATGGGGAAAGTATTGTTTATGCATCATCAAAACCTGTTATAAGGATTAGTTGTGATCCAACTTGTGTATTGATGGAAACAAAAGAAAAACAAATAAAACATTAAAAAGGAGATAAATATGAAGGCAAGAGTATATTATTCAGAACCTTGGTGGTATGGAGAAGTTTATGCTGAATGGTTATTTGGTGGTAAAGGGTGGAGAGATGTTACAGATAACTATTACACCAAATTGGGAGCTACCATTGCATTAAAATCATGGTTAAGAAAGCATAAAACATATGATGTAGAGTAAATAAAATACATATTTGACAAGAGGAGATAATTATATGCATTTATATAATTTAAAAAATGGAGACATATTTACAACATCTTCAAAAAAAATATTTGATATATTATCTATGTCTAATCAATATTATGTTTTTAAACCATTAAAACATTATAAAAAAATAATATGGTATAAACCAAAAACATGGTTTAGAGAAATTTGGGAAATACAATATATTGAAATTAAAAATATTTATGATAAAGATTTAATGTTTTAATTTAGTTGGATATAATTTAAAATAAAATATATATTTAACAAAAGGAGAATGATTATATGGATAATATTAAACAAAGAATTGCTGAAAGTATAGATGAGTTTCTTATAACATTTTGGGATGGGAAGTCATTTGATAATAGATTTTTAAATAAAATGGTAGATTATATTATATATAAAAATCCTAATATATTTAAAGAAGTAAATGATGAAGAGCCAATAGAAAACAAAATAATGGATATATATGGTGTTGATATTTATGAATATAATAAAGAATTTATAGAACATTTTTGTCATAAAGATACTGTAATTCTTAAAGATACGATTGGAACTGATTATATTGGATGATGTTACTACAAGGAACATTTAAAAGATTATAAATAGAGGTGTTTTTAATGATAAATTTTCAAGAAATTACAGAAGAAATTTTTGAAGTATGTACAAATTTTCCAGAATGGGATGTAAAAGCCGAGGATAGAGTAAAGAAAAAGATTGAGGATATTTTAAAGCAAATTTATTCAGAAGGATGGGATAATGGAGTTTATTATGAAAGTTCTCCTTTGTAAAACATTCTTTTAGTTCAGGATAATTGGATTGTTAATAAAATATATATTTATTTTTAAGGAGAAGAAAAGGAGAATAATTTATGGATAATAAATTTAAAATGGAACTTGTATGGCATAATTGTTTTTTATATCCTCCTGCTGAAGATATAAATCATGATTTAATAGCTACTGATGGAGTAAATGTGTTTCATATTGCTTATAATAAAGATTTAGGATGGCTCAATGTGAAAGCTAATTCTTTTTTATCTCAGGATTTATTATTAAATTATTGGTGGGCAGATATAAAACAAACAGTAAAAGAGTGTTCTAACTTTTAAAATATTAAATAATGTTTATAAAAATATACATTATCATTGATTTTATTTATAAAAATAAACATTAAGAAAGGAATTACATAATGAAAATATTATATACTTTAGAAAACATAAGAAATGCAAACGGACAATTGTTGGATGGATGGAGTATTCTAATTAGTCGTGTAGAATATTCTGCTGAATATCAAACAAATGTTTTTTATAAAGATGGATATGAATATTGGATATCTCCTATTCAGAGAGATTTAGTGGATTTAATTAATAAAACTATTGATGAAATAGATTGGATTGTTAATAATATCCCTGAAGATGCCTTGAATTCAAAACAAGAATGGTCACACGTAAAAAGTTTTGGTAATTATGGTGAACGAGAATTTATCATGTTATGTAAGAGTGGAACTAAACGTGCAGAATTAAAAAGATTTAAGAATACAAAGGCTGTCTTTTATGGGGTAGATGAATATATTCCTGACAATAAAGAATTATTAAATAAAGAATATACCCCATTTGGTGAAGTTCTTTATGAGGGGGAATAAATATGGAAAAAGAACAATTTACATATATTATGAAAAAAACAAAAGAGTCTTTAAATAAAGCTAATGAATTTGAAATAGATATGGATAAATATTTTAGCATTGATTTGAGTCCATTTATGCAAATAGATGAATTAATATATGCGTTACAGATTATATTTGGTGATTTGGAAGATGATATTATTAGTTATTGGGTTTATGATTTGCATTGTGGAGATAAACAAGAGATTATAGAATATAATGATAAAAAAGTGTTTTTATTTTCAATAGATGATTTATATCAATTATTGATTGGAGAACCAAATTATGTTTAATATTTAAAAAATAAAAGATATATTCTTTTATTTTTTTATTTTAATACTTGACATTTTATGTTTTTTATGTTATAATGCTTATAAAGAAATAAAAAAAGGAGAAAAATAATATGTTTGTACATAAGGTAAATAATATTGATAGAAGATTGATGTGGGATATAAAAAATATATTAGAAAATGGATATAAGGATGAAAATCCAAGACCTAAATATAGTGATGGAGTTCCTGCTCATACATTAAGTGTTAATCATGTAGTGAGACAGTATGATTTGCAGAAAGAATTTCCTATTACTACATTAAGATATACAGCATGGAAAAGCGGAGTTAAAGAACTACTTTGGATATATCAAGATCAAACTAATTCTTTAGAAACTCTTGTTAATACATACAATGTAAAATATTGGAACGATTGGGAATCTAAAGATGAACCTACTACAATAGGGCAGAGATATGGAGCAACCGTAAGTAATTATAATCAGATGAATAAACTTCTT